CGGGGGACCTCATTCGCAACAGGCTCATTGAGAAAGTGATGTCCGTGGATGCCATCTACAACACGATTGTTTCGGTGCCGGCCAATGACGTGATCATTTTGGATGATCAATTGGCGCGTACCGCGGACCCCAACATCGTGATCACGTGAGGTAGCACCATGGCTTTGAGTTTGAGTTTCGTACTCCCGGAAAAGACCGTTGCTCGAGGCTCCGAGGTTATCCTCTATGGCTATTTCGAGGATCACATTGGCAAGCCCTTTCGTGTCTACGTTGGGCCATCGGGGGATGACTCCGATGCAATGTGCTTGTCTGGAAAGCCGGGAGCCCCCCACACCATCTACCCAATCAACGCGGACCGGATGCGTTTCTATCTGCCCGACATTGAGGCGGGTGGGCCATACAACATTTTTGTCCAGCGTGAGGACGAGACCGATGAGGCTCTTTTGTCGGCTACCATCGAAATCGTGGAGGCCCCCTACTACTCGAGTGTGTTTTCCGTGAGGACGATTTTGCCCCCCTACTACAAAACCGGTCCACGTAGCATGGACCTTTTGGAGAAAGTGCCATGACCACGTATCCGGTGGGGATGATTGAGGCCATCACGGAGATGATCGGTGAGGCCGATACCGACATTGGCGGGCTCTACACCACAAGATTGCTGGCTCCCATCTCCGATGGCTACGAGCTTACCGCGGTTTTTGTTTGGGACGGGACCCTTGTGGTCCTAAGCTCGGACACGACTGAGGTGGCTCCGGGTGATTGGATACGACTAGACGCGGACGGGCGCTATTTCAGAATCGTGAGCGAGGTGCCCAACGTGAGCGTCACCCTCGAAAATCCCGAGGGCTATCCGATTCCAACGGGGGGAGATTCCGAGCACCACTCCTCCAAGGCAATCACGTCATTTCCGGTAGAGACCACTCACGGTTGGGACGAGAGCGGGCAAATCGGAATTGACGGCGTGCGCTACTCTTACGGTTCAAAAACAGACACGAGCTTTGATGACGTGACCTTTTTGAAAAACGGGGAGGACCATCCAGGCGCGGCCAGACTCCACCGAATTGAGTCCTCTGTTTTGGACCTCAACCGGGACCGGTCTGCTTTGGACCTCTCTCGTAGGGCCATGCTCGTGGATTATGCCGAGGGCGATGACCTCAATGCTCTTGGTCGAAATCTTGGAGTGCTCCGACTCCCATTTCTCGCCTCAGACGAGGTGTTTCGCAACATTGTCAAAACATTGGCCTACAACCCAAAGGGGACCGTCTACGGAATTCAGTTGGCGTTGGGTGGTCTTGTTGGAGAGGGTAATTTTGAGGTCTATGAGGACGTTCTCAATTTCCCCAATACGGTTTTCATTCGTCTCATTGGTGCGGCGGCCACCAACAACACGAGCGAGGGGAAAGCGTATCTATCAGGTGTGGAGTCTCAACCGGCTGCAAGTGACAACACGGTGAGCGTGGATGAAAACCTGATCACCAATGGTGCTGTTGGTAGTGTCCGGTGGAAGGACGAAAACCACACGACCGAGACCCAAACACAAAAACCGAGTGCTGACTCCATTGAGGAGTACGATGGGGACCCCGGCTACAATCCTTGGACATTCAACGGGACAAATGAGGGCACCCAAATCACGGTACAACCGGGAGGCTACCTCGAATTCACCACGGCGGCTTTGGCCCTGTATGAGCACCTAATGCGAATTCAGCCAGAATCCAAAGCGAGCATGGCGTTGACCGCAAAGTTGGCGGCAAGTGGTGTCACGGACGCGGCTCCCGAGATGGGCTTTGGCTTTTCAGATGGGGCGCATCGAATCCAAGTTGGTTTTCGTCGGCTCAATCCAGGGTACGTCCAAATAGGATTTGCGGACCTTTCAACCAACACGTTTTTGGGAGCTACCGTCAACAAGGCCCGCGTGGCATGGCAAACCAGTGAAATCAAAAAGACTGAGTGGGGGACTGTCCAACTATTGGTCAACGGAGCTTTGGTTGATGAATTGGGTATTTCCGCTTTCCCGGCTGACACGGCCACGGTAGCGAAGTTTGGGACCTTTAAGAATTTGACGAGCGGCCCCTCCAATCTCGAGGTGACCAACGTTGCCTACTTTGCTCAGACTCTCACGGACTATTTCTCGGCACGGGGCTCGAGCGGGGACCTCTCAACGGGTCCTGATGCTTTGGATACGGGAGTGACCGGTCTCTTTGACAGTGGAGACATTGGCAAAATCGTGACCACCCAAAACTCGGCCATCGTGAATGGCCAAGGGGGAAACAACAACGGCAATTGGGAAGTCACGGCGGTCCCGGCCAGCGATACCGTGGAGCTTGTGGGCCAGACCTTTCCCAATGCGACTGTGGAGACGGTGAACCCCACTCGAATTGTGGTCCCGGTGGAGGGACCCCTTTTTCAATTCCCGGATGACCTCGGCAAGAGTGTGGAGGTGATGAATAGCTCATTGGGCAACAATGGCTCATGGGTGATCACGGACCTTTTGGAAATGGGGACCTTGGTGAGCCTCAAGACGGGGTACGCCACGGCTCTCCCGACCAAGACCAACATTGCGGTACTCTCCGGAGCGAGCTTTGTGACCGAGCCCGGTTTGGATTGGCGTTTGCTCCCGAATTTCACGACCGAGAGCAACGTGGAGTGGGTGGTGGCGGGCATGGGCAGTATGGTTGGACAGACCATCACGTTGCCTCAAAATCTGCCCATCTCCTCCTCTGGGGCGCGTCGGATCTTGGCCGTGGTCTACAGTCAGGTATTATCGGCCCAAGTGCTTTTGAACGCGACCATAGAGAATTTCATCCAAGGCGGATTCCCGGTGACGTGGGAATATTATCCGTTCTATCTAGCAGACCCCTTGGGGTACGTCCGACAGTATCTCGAGGAAATCACGGCGGCCGGTGTCATTGCCGATTTTCAGATTGTGTGAGGGACCAAAATGTCAACAGACCTACTCAAATCTCAAGCAAACGAGCGCGTGGACCTCGTGGATTTCGATTTCCTTGCAAACGAGTGTTTGCAGGACATCGTGAACGAGCCCGTCTCCAAATTTTTGACCGACCCGTCCGGGCAGCGAGCTTGGATTTTGGACGGTTTTGGAATCGACTGTCCCACGGGCAAACAACTCCGAGTGACCAAGGGCCGGGCCATGCTGTCCACGAGGCAAGCGGGCCAAATCAAATACGGATACCTCACCACCCTCGGGGACAGCACCAAGACGGTGGACCTGGCCACGTACAGCCCTGGCACGTACAACGTCTACATCCGATTTGAGTACGTGGACGGTGACTCCTCGAGCCGCGTATTTTGGAATCCGGCCGGTGGCGGTGGTGAATTCGCGTCCACCATCCCAACGCGAATCAAAGCCAATTGGTCCATCCGAGTTGAGGCAACGTCTCCGGGAGCCGAGTGGCTGAAAATTGCCGAGGTGGACCAAGCGACGTTGGCCCCGTCCACCACAGGCATCACGGATCAACGTCCCTTGTATTTCGAGGGGGATGTCCACAACAGTTACCAAAGCGGGTGGAGTAGCGATGGGGGCGGTGGCGCGAATGACCGAAACGCGGACCGTCAACAGTACGGCGTCAAAGACCTCCAAGCCTTTACGGCTGCCATGCGCCAATCGCTCGAGGACATCAAAGGCCGCGGGCTCAGACGATGGTGGGACCGAGACATTGGGGGCATGAACATCGGTTTTGACGCGGCTCCGACTGAGGACACCTTGGCTGTTGGGGATGCCGATTTCAACATTTGGAATGACGGTGTTGCCAACCAACCAACGATTCAATGGGATACCGATGATTATACGTGGTACGACCGAGCCACCAACGAGTTTCGTTGGGAGATAGGTGGCGCTGCCAACTATGAGATGGTTCTTGGTGGGACCGGCTTGAGAATCAAAAACGGGCTCTATGTTGGCGACTCCGGGGGCTCACCAACCGACAACGAAATCTATGCCGAGGGAGCAATCTACTCAGCAACCGGGTATTTTCGACGTGACTCCAATGACTACATTTTGATTGGAGATGGTGGCAACCAAGATTTCGTCTTGGGCGGCACCACGGAAATGAGTTTGGCGTCAACCGGTCTCCGAATTCTCAACGGTCTCTACGTGGGCTCGGCCACAGGGGCGCCCACGGACAATGACATCTATGCCGAGGGCTCCATTGAGTGTGGCACCACGATTGACGCGGGTGGGGATGCCACTTTTGGCACCATCACAATGACCGGTTTTACTGTGGATGCCGATGGTGACACGGATGTCAAAAGTCTGGACGTGACCTCGGGGCCATCGTTGAGCACTACCGGGCTCAACATGAACAGCAAGGCGATTTCCGGAGCCACAAGCATTGATGGCTCGGGAGACCTCACGGTGGGAACCATCACGATGACCGGATTTTCGGTTGACGCCGATGGTGACACCGATGTAAGGCTATCTCCGGAGCAACGAGCATTGACGGCTCCGGTGATTTGACGATGGGCACCATCACGATGACCGGATTTTCGGTGGATGGCAGCGGAAACGTAGGAGCCGCTTCGCTCAATGCGGGCTCGGGGCTCATTCAAACTACGGGAGGTGTCCAAGCCGGTTGGTTCCAACCACAAGACTATCTTGGCGGCTCTGACCCCGGAAGCTCGGACGCGACATTCAAATACAACCGATCAAACGGAATCCGAATGGCTGGCTACGTTAGCTCAACCGGGTCCGTCTACACCTCCTCATGGAACATTGCCTCAGCAACGTGGGTTTCAACGGGGATTTGTGAAATCACTCCCTATCAAGGTTGGTGTGGTTCCAACGTATGCGGAGCGGTTGCAACAACGGCCGCGTATGGCTCCTACTCGACTCCGGACCATACGGCTTGTGTCCAAACGTGGTATCAAGGCACGTACCCGTTGGGAAATTACCAACCCGAGGTGAAGTGCTACGATCATGGGTCCTCGGCCCTTGCTTCTCGGGTGTTCAAAATACTTTGGGCCGGGACCGCTTGAGAAAGGAGAGCGAAAATGTCGGCTGTATTGGTTGTCAAACTGAATGATGGGACAAGCATGCTCCACGGTAGGCACGATTTGAATTACGGCGTGACCCGTGCCGAGCAACAGGCGCTTGCCGAGTCTTTAGTTGCTCAGCACAAGCCAGACAAAACCCTTGCGGCTTTTGGATTGGCTGAGAATGAAATTCTCGAGCCCTACATTGAGGGTGGGCACAACCAAGACGAGATTTTGGTTGATGAGGAGGGCAACGTCACGTTGCCCGAATAGTGAGGTTTGAAAAATGAACAGGAAAGCGAGGAGAGCGATGGCAGCTAAAGAACGAAAAGACGGTGAGAAACCAAAGGGAATAGATGCAACAGCACGGGAGATCCCCAAGCCTATTGATCCTTTGGGTGACGCCATGCAAGCCAGGATGCACGCATTGGCCAATCAAGAGAAAATCAAGTTGCTCATTTCGGGCAAAGTGCCGTGTTCCAACGAGATGGTGGACTATCTCGTGGGGCAATACCGTGGAGCACGGGCCGAATACGATGGCACGGATTCCTTGGTGCGGGAGTTGGAGGCCAAGCTCGTTGCGGCCAAAGAGAAACGGCTCGTCCTACAGGGCGGGGTCAATAAGTATCTCGAGGACATTCGGCATTGGTTGGAAAGGGACGAGCAAGAGAAACGATCTCGAGAATCCGCAAGAGAGGCGTACAACTCAGAGGCCAGAAAGAAACAATTTGAGAAAGTAGTTGGCAAAAAGGACGAGCCCCCCAATGGAGAGGCGCCTCCCAAAGACGGCGAGCCCAAAACGGAGCCCGTGGACGAAACCAAGCACTAGACCGTCCATCAAAAATCTGGAATTCTCTCGGCCATGGAGGTGATCCATGACTGAGGAAACCAAAAGCAAAATCGTGGCGGCGGCCGATGCCACCAAACACCAAGCGTGGAAGTGGTTGGGCGCTCTCATTATGACCCCCAAGCAAAACGCGGCGGGGGAGACCCACCTTGCGGTCTCGTTGACCAAGCTCCAAAAGCTCGTCTCAATCATCATGGGGGTGGTGCTCTTTGTGGTGATGGTGGTGCTTTGGGTGGTGAAGCCCGAGGCCGTGGCCGAGACGGCAACCGTCACGGACCCCATTCCTGATTCCATGCTCTACACTCTTTGGGGGCTCTTGGGGCTCCAAGGCGTGAACATGGCGGCCGGTGCCTACTACGGCAAAGGCAACGGAAACGGGAACGGCGCCACATGAAAGCGCTCCGGTGGTTGGCGGACTACTGGTACATTCCGGTGCTCGCCATTGTGGCCGTGCTCGGGGTGGTTTGGTTTCGCAAGACAGACCCCCTCAAGTTGATCGAGCGTGAGCTACGCGGAATTGACTCGGCTCGTGAGGCTCGAGCCATGGTGATCGAGCTTGGTGCCGAGCAAGCCACCCAACACGTCAAAGACAAGTACAAGGCCAAGCGTGCCGAGCTTGACGCCAAGGCCGAGGCCAAGGTGGCGAAGCTCGAGAATGATCCGGTGGCGCTCGCCAAGTTTCTCGAAAAGGTGACCCGATGATTGTAAGCGTTTTGGCCATCGTGAGCACGGTGCTTACAACACCCCCTACGCTTCCATCCCAATGTGACCCCGAGGACAAGACCTCGTGCGTCCAACCGTTGCTCGAGGGAGAGGCGGCTCCGTTCGCCGGCCAATTGCTCACTCCCAGGCGGGCGGCCAAGCTCGGTGTGCGAGCCGGGGACGTGGACGAGCGGGTGAGGTTGGCAATCGAGGAGACCGAGGAGCTTTGGCGCATCAAACTCCAAAAGGAGCAAGCGCTCCGGGAGAATGACAACGTGGCCAACGCTCTCAAGATTGACCTACTCACCAAGGCGGCGGACCGTCCCTTTTGGGAGCATCCGGTCTTTGTGGCGGCGGCCACGGTAGCGGGATGCGTGGCCGTCTACTTTGTGGCGGTGGAGACGGTGAAGGCCACCAAGTAAATGTGGCAATTGCCACATTTTACAGAAATTTCGAGCCCCCTCATTTTTTCTTGGCCAAAGTTGGCCATCGATCCGTTATAGAGTGTGAGGGCATTGGTCGCCCACCACAACTACCCCCACCATACCCCGATTAGAAGGCTCAAAAGAGTCAGGGGTGGGGGTGTATTAGAGACTGATCGATCTGTTGATCTGTATTCTACGTTGATCATGTAGATCAAAAGATCAAAGATGAGGCGCACGCGCCTCGGTTTTCGATCTGAGGTGAAAATGTCTGGACGAGTGCTTTTTGAAGTCGGGAACACGTGGACCAACATCTTGGAATGGGATGATTTCATTCTCCACGTGTTGGACAGAGAATCCCGCTACCCCACGCCACAGGCCCTAGCCTACGAGGCCGGTTTCAAAAATCCGGAGCAAGAGGAAAGTGGGTGGGACGGTTGGATTCGTCTCCTACGGACACCCAAGACCATGTACCCCTACTTTCCAACGGGGCTCCTCCCGAAGCTCGTCCGCATTTGTTACAAGATGCAGTACCAACCCTTGGTCAAGGATTTGCGGGCGCGTCCCGAGGAGGGCTTTCCAGAATTCCCGGTGGTGGAATTGCGAGACTACCAAGAGGCAGCGGTGGAGGCCGGCATCAAACTCGGCCGCGGCGTTTTCGACATGCCCCCTCGGAGCGGCAAGACTCGAGTGATGTGTGAGCTACATCGGAGAATCAGTCTCCCCACGATTTGGATTGCCCCCACGGACCGCATTGTCCAACAGACGGCTCGGGTGATTGAGGGTCATTTCGGCAAGCATTACGTGATCCACCAAATCGGACAAAAGGGGCTCGAGGACGCGGCACGCCACAAGGTTGTGGTGTGTACCGCCAACACGGCCGCGGTGTTGCCGGCCGAATTCTACGCCACCCGGCAAATGATTGCGGTGGACGAGTGGCACCACGGAGCGGCCAAGACGTACACCCACGAGATTTTTCCCAAGTGCGACCACGTGTTTTTTCGCTACGGGATGACCGGCACGTTTTTCCGGTCCGGTGGCGATGACATGGCCATGCACGGTGTTCTTTCGGACACCATCTACAAGGTGACCTCGCACGAGCTTTTGAGCCGGGGCTTTTTGGTCCCAACGCACGTGGCGTTTCTACCGATACCGGCCAAGCCCAAGCTCCGGGGAGCGGGCTCGAGCTTCAATGGCGGCTTTGGAAAGGCCGGCATCCACGAGCACACCTACCGAAACCAGCTTGCGGCCCACGCGGCTTTGCTCCTCCACCAAATGGGTCGCAAGGTGCTCATTCTCGTGGGGACCAAGGTGCAAGGCCGGGAGCTTTCCCACATTCTCCACCATTTTCTCCCCGAGGCTCCGGCTGGCTGCCAATTCAAGGCGGTGGAATTCCTGTCCACAGACCGGGACCGCTACATCCAAACTCAGGTGATCGATTCGTTCCTAGCCAACCAAGAGGTGAAAATCCTGTTGGGGACCTCGCTCCTCGGTGAAGGCGTGGACCTCCCGGACGTGGATGCGCTTGTTTACGCTCGAGGGGAAAAGGCTGAGGTGAGCCTCACCCAAAATGCCTACCGCGTATGTACGGCCATCCACGGGAAGCCCAACGCAATCATCGTGGATTTCGCGGACCGTCACCACAGGCGGCTCATGGAGCACAGCCAAGAGCGGTTGGCCGTCTACTACCACGAGCCCACGTTTTCGGTTTCGATTCTGGACGAGGTGGGCCAATTGGCCGGGTGGGTCGAAAACCTTGGCCAAAAAGCGGCCTAGAAACGTTAAAGCATGTAGAGGGGCAGGCTACGCAAGGATGGTGTGGTTGCCCCTTTTCGTGAATGAAACGACGTGCTACGTTGCGTGAAATTCGCGTATCGCACGCAAACAGCGATGGCTGAGGCCGAAATCCCGCAAGTGCGAAACATGAAGCCGGACGAGAAAATCCAAGCTCGGATTCAGGTGTCCATGAAGGACCCGGAGCACATGAAACGATGGCTCCGAGAGTCGGGCCGTCCGTTCATTGTGTTCAAGGCGGACGATGTGATTGACGCGCTACCGTGGCCCCATGGGGCTGAGGCGTTGCAGCAAGTCTCCGATGCCTATGACCACCACCGAGCAACCATCCCCACGGGCAGGACGAGGACCGAGGTTGATCCGATAACCAAGGAAAAGGTGGAGGTGCCCGTGATGAAAGGGCAACAGTTGGAGCGTGATGAGATGGAAGCGTTGATCCGGTTTTACGTCAACGCGATCAGCGAAAACGATCCTACTTGGAAATTGGAAATCTGAGATGTCACGTGAAAGAAATCCCGAAAGCATCGAATACGACAAGCTAAAGGGGCAAATGATCAAGCTGTGGCCGTCCGAGAATTGGACCGAGGAGCCGGTGATTGGTCGTTTGCTTTGGGTTGCTACCCACACCCTTGGTGTGGCATTTGGTGATGGGACGCCGGGAGCGTGCGAAAAGGTGTCCATGATTTTCAAACGAGGTGGTATGCGAATCGATCCAATGTGACCGCATTGGTCGGAGGGGAATGAGAGATGACAGACAATGGGCGTGCGTTGTCCCTATTGAGAGAATTCAATGAGTATTTTCCCTACACACAATTTTTCCAAGAGCGCACGAGGCAAGCCGGAGTCTGCAAGCTCTACGTGATGACTCCCGAGCGCGAGCAAGCGCTCCTCGAGTTGGACGAGTGGTGTAGGGAGCGCGGTTTTGACACGCGGTTTTGGATCTACTCGAGATTCAGAATCACAAATTGGCGATTCCCACCAAAGTTTTCCGCTCTCATTCCATCCAAACGAAACCAAAAGAAAGCGATAGCCTACTACCAAAAGATTCAGGCTGAGACCTCTCCCCTCTTTTCTCAAGTCACCCACCAACGAATTGAACAACAGGCGTCCTACGATGGGCGGTTGTGGCAACCACTCGTTGCGCTCAACCGGACCGTGGAGCTTCGCAAGGCTCGCTACCTGAGATTGGGACAAGCTCACGTTTGTTTGTCCAACGTCCAAAGCGAGACCTATGGCTACCATCCGGGCTCGCAAGCGTGCTTGGCGTGCCCGCGTGCATGGGACTGCACAATGGAATTGAAGCGGCTGTATCCGACCTTTGACCTCGTTGCCGAGCGTCACAAGGCCGTGGTGAGCGGGAGCGTGCCCGGTGTCGGGTAATGCCCAACCCACAGCCCAACAACGATTCCCTTTTGACGCCGAATTCCAAAAGAGCTTGTTGAGGCTACTCACCGAGGATGGCCATTTTGCCCATTCGGTGGAGAGGTATCTCGAGCCGAGCTATTTTGAGAATGAAGTGCTCAATTGGGCGTGGTCATTCTGCAAGCAATTCCGTGAGCAGTACGGAGCGATCCCGGCTGTCCAGACCATTCGGCAACAGGTATTCAAGTTGGACGGTCGGCTCCAACCACTCTACCAAGCTGTGCTCGAGCAAGTGGACCAAGCCCCCATCCGTGATGAGCAATTCATGCGGGACGCTGTGCTCGATTTCGTGAGGCGCAATCTTTTCGTCCAAGGCTTCCATGAGTCACGTCAACTCTACAACTCAGGCAAGGTGGAGGATGCGTATGACACCATGATGCAACGGATGGAAAAGATCCATGCGACCATTTGGAAGTCTGAGGACGATGAGTGGGTGTGCAAAAATCTCCCGAGCCGTCACGTCCATCGAATGTGTGATGACTACAACTCCAACACCATCACAACCGGCTTTGAATTCTTGGATCACGTGTTGGGTGGTGGGGTGAGCAAGGGGGAGCTTGCCGCGTGGATTGCCTACGCCAAAATTGGCAAGTCCACCATGCTCGTCAACCATGGTCTCTCGGCGGTCAAACTACAGTTGGCCAAGGTGGCTCATTTCGTTTTTGAGGGCTCCCGAAAGCAAGTGGTGGACCGCTATGAGGCGGGATTCACGGGCGAGCTTTACCGCACCATTCGTGAGCACGGTCTCTCCTCTGAGGCGTACCGAAAAGCCTATGAGGAGTATCAGTATTACGGGGACCGTCTCTATGTCCGTGGCTTCACGGATCGATGGGACTACTCGGTGGTGGACATCCACGATGCACTCAAGGAATTGAAGCGGCGGCACGGATGGATACCGGACCTCGTGATTGTGGACTACGGTGATCTCCTCACGGGGCGAGACAAGCACTACCAAGGGGAGACCGAAAAGCAAAAGGCAGCATGGAGAGACCTCAAGAGCTTGGCCAATCGTGGATACGCGGTGTGGTCGGCTGCCCAAGCGAGACGGCCGGAAAAGGGTGCCGAGGACCGTCCCCATTGGCTCTACTCGAGGGAGATTGCCGATTGCTATGAAAAGGTGCGGGTGTGTGATTTCTTGGGGAGCTTGAACGCCACCAACATCGAAAAATCTCAACGGGTGATGCGACTGTTGGCCGAGCTTTACCGAGATAATGCGGCCAACGTGATGCGAGTGGTGAGGGCGGATTTTGACCGCATGGTGATCCGTATGGACCCCGAGGTGCGGTCCGAGGTGATGCCCCACGTCCTAAGCTCACCCAAACTCGAGGCCAACGAGAGAGCGGCCGAGGCTGCCCGCGTGGCTCAGACCCAAGCTCAGCCACAGCAAATGACGGCGCGATTCACATGATCGAGTTGGCCATAGAGCGGTTTGATCTCCTCTCCTACGTGAGAGACCTCGGAGCCAACGAGGAGCAATTTGGGGAGTGGGTGCTCACGTGTCCAACGTGCGGCAAAGAAAAGCTCGTGGTCAACGTGCGCAAGAAAACGTGGCATTGTTGGGTCTGCCAAAAGCTCGTCACGGTACAGACCGCGAATGGACCTAAGCTCAAAGCTGAGAGTGGCGGTGGTGGTCTGTTGGACCTGCTACAACTACTCGAGAATTGTGACCGCAAGAGGGCCGTGTCTTTGTTGTTTGCCGGGGCTCTTTTCACGGCCAAAGAGCTAGACCAAATCACCCACTCAGATTTCTACGGAGACCTTTTCGGACCGAGCTTGAGCGCTCCCACGATAGGGCTCCCACCAAATGCTCGAGCAATTGATGGGTGGCTCCCGTACCTCAGTGAGCGCAACATCTCGTGGCAAGACGTGCAATCGTTTCGTCTCTTTTGGTGTGACCAAGGGAGGTTTGCCAATCGGTTGGTGTTTCCGGTTTTCGAGGATGGCCGATTGGTCTACTGGCAAGCTCGAGCAATGTGGAAGCTCGGACCCAACGAGAAAAAGGTGCTCAATCCTCGAGCCCATGACGGGGCAGCAACATCGGGAGAGGTGTTGCTCAACCTGGACGTGGCCAGGCAATTCCCTCGAGTGTGCATCACAGAGGGACCGATTGATTGCGTGCATACCGGATACGATGCCGTGGCAACATTCGGAAAGAAAATCTCTCCCGTGCAAATTGCCAAGCTCATTCATGCGGGCGTGAAATCTGTGGACCTAATGTGGGATGGTCCATCTCCTCGTGAGCCACAGGGAGCTTGGCCAGACATGGTGAACGCGGCGCAAATGTTGGCCCCGTTCTTTGACGTGAGGTTGATCAAACTGCCCCATGGTGATCCGGGAGATTGGGACAGAGAGCGGCTTTGGGAGTTTCGTCAACGATGCTTCCAACCGTTTGGTCGGACCTCTGTGCTAGCGAGTGTGTGACATGAGCAAAAGACGAATGACGATCATTTTTCCGTTGGGGTTGGCGTTGAAGTTGGATGAGGTGTCCAAGAAAATTCTCGGCGTGCCTCGCAATGCCTTTGTGTGCATGGCCGTGGCCTACATGATTGTGAAAGTGTCCCCCATCTTGGATTCTCGGAAGCGAAATCAGATGTTGAAAAAAATCCAAGAGACGTTTGATGAGGCCATGGAGGAGGCGCGAAAGTCCGCATGAAAGCTGGACGAGCGGATTTTTAGAAAACGAGCGACAAAAATTGACGAAAACATTTGACAAAATACAGCAAAAAGCTGTAAAAGGGCGGTCTTTTTTAATGAAACCGGGGGTTTACGAGCCCCCCACAATGCGAAAACCGGGTGACCACCCGGTTTCGGAAGGGAAAAGCGATGAACGCGAAAGGGATGCAATCCACAATAGACGAGTATGACCAAGCCGCAAAGGCGATTTCCAAACATCTCGGTCACATGATTCGAGGAGACGTTGATGAGCAAGGGCGCTCCCGAGATGACTACCACCAAGACCTGAGACTCCACGCGATTGAGACGGCCGAGCGTTTCCAAAACACCAAAGGCTTTTGCTTGCCGGCCGAGCGTCGGTACGTCCACAAGAGTCTTTGGAATCTCGCACGAGATTGGCAACGCACCAACAACAAGGCGCGGTCTATCCGATACAGTGTCCCGATTGATGAGATGAGAGAGGAGCGTACCGAGCAATGGTATGACCCTCACGATCAACTCAGCGCAATCCATGACATCAACCGACTGAAAGAAAAGCTCCCAAGCAACACGTGGGAATTGCTGTGCCGCGTGGCCGAGTGTGGAAGCGCTCGAGCGGCGTTTGATCCCGCACGAGACGGCAACATAAGCACGCATCGGTTGCGCGTGGCGACGGCCGTGACTCAGGCCAAAAAAATCCTGAGAACGTGATGGCCAAAATGGTGGCGTCCAACGTTAAAACCTGGAAAGGGAGAGCGATCCCCATGGGCGTTTACCGTGGAGCTATGAATGGGTGCGATTTATGAAAATGGAACGTGGGTGATTGAGGGCAATTTGCCCCTCGGTATCACTACGGGCCAAACGGACAGCGGGTTGGTCCTCTACTCGGCTGAGGGAGAGAGCCAACCCGAGTGTTTTGGAATGTGGTGGGAGAAGTACGGCCCACCCGAGGAAACGGCCGAGTGCCGGTCATGCGTATTCACCGATCTGTGTCTCGAGAAAATGGCCAAGGCTCGATTGCCCGAGGCTCGAGCCCGCGTGAACAAGCTCAACCCCTCGTTGGAGGAGTTGTCCAAAGCGTTGGACGTGAATGACCAAGCGGTGTTGGCTATCGTGGCGCATGCTCGAGGTGATTTGCCGGCTACTCCACCCAAGAAAAAGAGAGCCCCGGTCACCGATGAGACGGTGACGGCTGTGGCTTTGGGTGAGGAGCCCGCTACGTCGGACGGTGGTGAAAGGGGAAAACCGCGGGACCCTTCCCATGCCCCGTCTGCCAAGAGTGCGGTGGATGGGGCACGTCGAAAAAAGGCTCCGAGTGCCAGGCGTGCGAAGCAACCGGACGTACCGCGCAAAAAGACGTGGACGTGGGGGACACACACATTCACCAAGCGATTTCTGAGGGAGAGGCGGCAAAACAATCTGATAGGGGCGATCCCAATTGGGACGGTGCTCGAGACCAAGTACAAGAAAACGCCGTACCAATGCACGTGCCTCAACAACGGATGGCAGTACCAGGGGGAGAGGTTTCCAACCCTGCAAGCGGTGACCGAGGCGATAGTTGGCAAGGTGGAGCGGCCCAAGTCTCCCAAGTCGGGAAACCGGGCACAGGGGACGCGCAAGCTGTGCAACTATTCAGCGGCCAAGTTTTGGAAGCTCCACAAGACGGTGCCCGAAATTCTCAAGAGTGGGTGCTTGCCCGGATCGCGTACAGCGGACACACGACTGAGCAAAACGGGGTGAGGCTCTATTGGTCAAATGCCATGCAACGTTGGTTGACGTGGGAACAAGCGTGGGAGGCTGCTAATGGCCGTCCAGCTTAGGGCGTTTTATCCCGAGTACGATACCGACCCCCGCAAGCAAATCATCACGACCGCGGACAGGTTTGAAAAGCTCGTTCGATTCATTGCGAGCCGAGACAAATTCGTTTTCGACTATGAGACATCCGGAACGGCATGGTTCAAACATGCCGAGGCGGTTGGCATCGGTTTGGGTGCGTGGGATGACAACGGGACTCTGTGGTCAGCTTACGTCCCATTCCGACATCGAAGCGGGGAGCAACAGTTGGACATCGGGGTCATTGGCCCGGCTATCCGCATGCTCCTCGCTTCCCCCAACGTGATGAAAATTTGCCACAACATCAAATTCGAGGATCATTTTTCGCGCAAAGAGGGATGGACGCTGGCCGGACCTCGGTATGACACCATGGTTGCGGCGCGTCTCTACAATGACAATGAGGCTTTGAAGCTCGAGCACAGGGCCGAGGTGGACCTTGGTATTGAGGGCGCCAAGAAATGGGAGCAAACGCTCAATCAAGAGGTGCGCCAATTGGCTCGAGCCAACAAGATGGGGGTGAAGCTCTACAAGTATCTCCATGGCTACTCTGAGGTGAACGTGGGGCTCTGTGGCGTCTACGGATGCACGGATGTTTTGCACACGGGATGGCTCCACGAGAAATACGAAAAGTGGGGAGTCTCGAAACACTACCCAAGGATTTGGCCCACCGAGATGGAATTGACTCGGGTGCTCTGCGACATGGAGCAAACCGGTATGCCGGTGGATACCGAATACCTCAACCAACTACGTGGGCAAGTTCAAGACGCCAAGGCCAGGCTCGAGGCTGAGCTAAGTCGGCAATTGGGGGGCCACGTTTTCAATCCGGGCTCGGACGATGAGGTGAGAGAGCTTTTGAAGTGGATGGGGCTCCCTCTCGAGAAACGGACCAAAGGCAATCAATTGTCTGTGGACAAAGAGGTCTTGGACCAATTCTCGGATCACAACGTTGTGGTCAAGCTCCTCTTGGATTGGCGTGAAGCGGACAAAATCGACACGACCTATACCGCGTCCATTCTCAATCTCTTGGATGCCAACAACGTGGTCCACGGAAATCTCAAGCAAGTAGGGACCAACACGGGCCGGCTCTCATGCGAGGAGCCCAACTACCAAAACATGCCGTCCGAGAATGATGACCGGGCCATTCGTCACAGCGGCAAAAAAGTCAAAGAGGGTGGAGTGGACCCGTGGAGCATCCGGAGAGGGTATCCCGTCCGTGGTGTGGATTGGGTGCGTCTCTTTTTGGACTACTCTCAAATTGAGCTACGGGTGCTCGGCCACTACAGCAAAGACCCCATCATGGTGGGCGCTTTCATCAATGGTGAGGACATCCATGATCGTACCGCCAAAGAGGTGGGCGCAATTCTCCAACGTGAGTGTCCGAGGCGTGTGGCCAAGGTGGTCAATTTCGGGCTGTCCTATTGCATGAGTGAGATTGGTCTCCACCGACAAGCCAAGGTGCCGTTGGATGAGGCTGAGCATTTCCTTGCCGCGTTTTTTCAACGGTACAGGGGCGTGGAGCGTTTCAGGCTCGAGCTTTGGGCGCAAGCAAGGCGTGACGGCTGCCAATGGAACAATCTTTTTGGCCGGACACGTAGGCTCCCGGATTTGAGGAGCGAGACGTTTTGGAGAAAGAAACGAGCCGAGCGCCAAATGGTGGCGAGCGCAATCCAGGGGACCGCGGCCGAGCTTACCAAAGAGAGCTTGGTGCGGATTGACCGTTGGTTGAGGGACGAGAAAATTCCAGGTTTCTTGGTCAACACGGTCCACGATGAAATCCAAATTGACGTACCTCGAGAGTATGCTCCCGTGGTCGCAAAGGCGTCCAAGGCGTTGATGGAAGCGTACCCCGAGTTTGACCCGATCCCGATCATCACGGATTGCGAAATCTCGGAAACGAATTGGGCCGAAAAGCACGGCTACAAGGTGGCGGCATGAGGAGTCCTGTTTTCAAAAACGAGGCTCAACGGGCATTGGAGGCGGCAAAGATTGCCGTCCAAAAACCTGGAAGGCCAAACCGGAGACAAAAAGCTGTACCGACTACCAAAGAGGCGGCCGATCATTTCAACGTCTCGGAGAGAAGCGTGCGGCGTGCGAGGCGTCTTTTGGAGTCCGGGAGCGCGGCATTGGTCCGGTCTATTGAGCGTGGAAAGGTGTCTTTGCTTGCGGCCGAAAAAGAAATGCGGGGAGCGACATGAGTAGCTACACGATCCTTGATCAATACATCCACCGAGTCCAAAACATCCCCTCGTGGAATATCCACTCAATCTCGGATGACGGCATGCACGCCAATCCGTGGTTTGAGGTGACGTGTGACCAAGCGGTCCGGGACCTCGTGTTGGACGAGATGCGACTCCACGAGCAAGTCTCTACGGTGACCGGGGAGATTCAAAAGTGGGGCCGGCTTTCCGCGTTGGCCAGGCGAGCTTGGGAAGTGGAGGAGCGTGCCTACCGCACGTGGCGGTCCGCGTACATGCTCCAAAAGATGGACCCCGAGGAGAAAACGAAAGGTTGGAAGCGGCCAACCAAAGAACAGTTGGAGGCCATGTACCGCATGGAGCCGGCCTACCACCAACTACAGGCTCGAATCGAGAGAGCCGAGGAGGCGTTTCATGCGACTGAGGTGATGCTCGAGGCGATGCGAGCGAAAAAGGACATGCTATTGAAATTTGCGTACAGACGCCGGGACGATGGGCTCCCTCAATTGTCAGTTTGAGTTGGCCACAATGACCCGGTGAAACGTTAAACCCTTTGAGGCGATTGCCGAAAAAGAGGAGAGTGACCATGACAAGTTATCAGCAACCACCACCCCCACCCGGCTATCCGCCGCAACAGGCTCCGGCCGGGTATCCGCCACAGTACGGCGGACAACCACAGCAACCACAGGGCTATCCCCCGCAACCCCCGCAAGGGGCTCCCGGTGGATACGGAGCCCCACCACCTCCACAGGCGGGCGGTTATCCCCCGCAAGGTGGTGGTTACCCACCACAGCAACAGGCGCCCGCGGGCATGCCTCAATTCTATGAGGCCGATGAGGCGGCCACGGCCGCGGCGTTGCAGCAATCCACGGCAAATTCGGGCCGGCAAGGCGGACCGTTCCCCAACTATCTCCGGGTGCCCGGACCTCGTGGGGAGCAATCGTGGAAGGATGTCCATACCGGATACGAGGGCGCGATCATCATTCGTGTGTGCCCACCATGGGCGGCCGGCAAGCCGGTTTTCGTGGAGACCAAGACCCATTTCTACAAGTCGTCTCAGAATCCCAAGGGCAAGGTGATTGGCTTCACGGGTGAGGACGGTCTTTTCATGGCG